CTTCTAAGTTTTCTTCGTATTGGTCTCTATCATCAGCATTACTGAATAAATAAGCTCCTGGTGTTGATGGTGATGATACTAAATCAAAACAGATTAATTCAAAATCCTCTTGAACTTCATTTCTTTCCCCAACCTTTTTTAATGACCCAACACCTCTTGATGAGATACCTAAGGTAACACCTTGTCTCATTAAGTTAGCTGCAATATCTCCTTTTGTTGATACAACACCTGTTTCGTGAAAACCAGGTGATGTCAATAATTTAAGTTTACCCATTAAGATATTTCTATCCCACCAAATTTCGGTTATAATGTGAGATACTCGGTCCAAATCAATTAAGGAAGATTCGGGGTGGTTAAGTTCTGAAGTCGATAGACCTTTTTCAATTGTCTTTTTATAGTTGTCAGCTTCTCTCTTTAATATTCTCTCAGGATAAAATCTTCCATTTCTGTTTGGTGTATCGTATTTCTGAAGAACGGCATAGAACTCAAACGGATTTCTATAATCTAATTCTTTTGCTTCTTTTAAAACTTCTTGGTTGTGTTTGTCTTTAGGTGATAACCAACCCGCATCAGTTTCAACCAATATCCCATGGCCTAGTTCATTTGCTTCTAAAATTCTTAATTGTTTCATCAATTCTTTTATGATAAATATATCATAAAACTATCTTTTCAGCTTTAATCGTTTTTTGATGGTGAAAAATCAAAATATTTATTTTGAATTACGTTTTCTTTGAATATATTTTTAATGATTTTTTTAACAGAATCTTTCACCTCGTTGGATTTAAAATCTATTTCATGGTTGGTATATAAATTAACTTCTAAATTTAAAAAAGATTTTTTACCGTGAGCAATTCCGCTTGTTCTTAGGTCCAAATCAACTATACTTTTTTCTTTAAATAATTCGTGGTTTATGGAGTTGAATACTGAATGTTTTATATCTCGACTTAGATTACAAACAATTCTGTTCCAATTGTCGTATTCAAATTTAGGTGTTACCCAAGATTGGATGTTTATGTATACTGATTTTAAATTTTTAGAGTCTACTGTCCCGTAAACAGATTTAATTGGGTTGTATAGATTTAGCTTTACACTTTTTCCTTTTTTCATTAAATTTCATATTATGAATGTTTATTTGTTTGTTAAATAATAAAAGAAATTATCAGCATTGTCAAAAACTTTCAAAAAAATAAGATATTTGTATTATATATGTTAACAATAGAGGTAAAAAAAGACGGAATAGAAAAAGCATTAAAAACTTTAAAAGCAAAGGTTATTAAAACCAAACAAAATCAAATTCTATATAGTAGAAAAGAATTTATTAAAAAATCGGCAAAAAAAAGAAAAGAAAAATTAAAGGCTTCTTATATTCAAAAAATAAAATCTAAATTAAATTGATTCTTCTAAGTTTTTCAACTTAAGAAAATTTAATTGATTAAAGTTCTCAACTTTTAATCTATCAATAGTCTCAGACAATTTTGTTTTCATTTCAAACTCTTTCTCGTTTTCCAAAATAACCCCCAATTTATTAATTGTAGTTTCTCGTAAAGTTTCAAATTTTTCTTTAAGAACTGATGTATCTTCATTCATTAAAGAAAGAAATTCTTTTTTTGTAGATTCGTCAAGATTTTCAAGATAGTTATTTATTGTTTGATTTGCAATGTTGACCATAGACTTTAACGGAATATTAATAGACTCTTTAACTGAGTCATCTTTACTTGAAGATAAGGTTTTAATCAAATATTTTTTTGATTGAATTCTTTCCATTAAATCTAATTTATCACTATAAACTAATGAATCAATATTGGAATATTTGTTTTTAACATTCTCTGACAACGTTTTTGGCGTTTTAATTGATGGTACCAATTTTTGTATTAAAGATATTCCTTCTTCTAAAAAATCTTTTGCATCAGACTCATTTAACCCTTGAGGTGTTGTTAATTGGTCATATAAAGAATATAGTTTTGACATATTCTTATTGTTCAAAACATTTTGTCTGAACTCTTTTAATGATTGTTTAAACTCCTTCTCATTCTTGTAGGATTCTAGTAAATCATTTTCAATTATGGATTTTATTTTTCCGAAAGTCATAATGTTTGTTTTTAATATAAATAGTTTAAAATAATAAAATCCACACCTACCCTAATATATTTTGAACCCATTCGGGTAAATCACTAAATTTAATTAGTTTCGCCTTTACTGTTGGTAGGTTATGTTTAATAGATTTTTGAATTCTATGATTACCATCTAATATATATTTAATCGTATAATCATCATTAATAAGGATTAACACTGGATATCGTATATCTGACTTTTCTATCTTCTCAATTTCTTCGGTATTACCGTCCCAACTTAAAACTATCTTTTTTAGTTTTTCGGTTTCTAACTCTTGAACTTTAATATCTTTTGTAAAGTCTAATATTTGTCTTAGTGTGACTGTTTCTTCATTATGACCAGTCCAAGATGTATCATCCAAACCTTCATTCAAAAATTCTCTTATTGTGGTTTTAATAAATTGTTTCAAATTTTTCATTTGTTTTTAATGTAAAAACTACAACTTTAGTAACTTATCCAATTCTTTTGAAATTTCTCCTAAAGAGTTCTGACCTTGGTTTAAATCTAAGATTCTATTCTTTTTTGCAAAATTATTTTCTAATATAATATTCATATTTGCCCTCTTAGATTCGGGTGTGATTTCACCTCCTGCTGGCGGTGCAACATCACCTCCTGCTGGTGGTTCAACTTCACCTCCTGCAGGTTCTGCAGTTTCAAATCCTCCACCACCAAATGATGGCATTGCACCCGCATCTTCAGTATCCGTATCTGTAGTTGCCGTTGCATTTGCGGTTGCTCCTGATGGGTTACCGTATAACTTGTCAATATTGTCAAATAACCCTGTTTTAGTGATAACTGTAGGTGTTGCTTTAAGTTCTTCACCAACTGCTCGTTCAATTCTTTGTTGTTGTAAATCCAATCTAATTTCTTCATCAGACCAACCAAAAATATGTTTTTTGGCCCATGTTGAGGATGTAGGTTGGATACCATTTCCTGGGTCAGAAACCAAATCTTTATATAATAAGACCTTTTCTTTCCATACATCTATTTTTAACAAATCCGCTTGTGTCGATGGATTTGATAAACCTAATGTAAAGTTTTGTAATTCATCTTCAAACCCTAATAGGAATAAATGTACGATAGCAATTTTGTTTAACTCGGCAATCATACTTTTTTGAATTCTGTTGATTGTACGAGCAAAACGGATATCTTGTAATGATAAATTCTTACCATCACCAACAACTTCTTCAAAACCTAAGAACGCCTTAGGTACACGAAGTGCTGTTAACAATTTCTTTTGAATATATTCAATATCGGCAATTTCCGATAAGTTTGTTGCTCCTGGTAATGTTGTGATTGGGTCAGGTGCTGAAGGGTCACGAACAGGGATGAAATAATCTTGGTCTACAGCCATTTGATTAAATCTCATATCCACGTTTCCTGTTTTGGCGTCCACAATTTGTTCTCTTTTGAACTTGTTGGCAACACGGTTTACGTATGCTTCAACATCGTCGTCATTCATATTACCAACAAACACTTTAAACATTCGTCTTTCGGGTGCTCTTGATGTACGATAGATTAACATCGCATCTTCAGATAATAATAATTGTTTCCAAATACGTCTTGCTTTTTCCAACATAGATGTACCATAAGGAAGTTTTCGGTCATCACCTAATAATCTAAAGTGAGCTATCTCCCATGATTGGAATTCCATGTTTTTATTCTTCCAAGTAAAATGGAGAGCTTTTTTATTGGCATCTTGTTCTTGTGTAATATCGACAGTGATTTTGGCGGTTACTCCAACCTCATGACGTTCAATTTCAATTGTCGGTAATTGTTGACAACCGATAATACCTTTTTCAGGGTCCAACTTCATATAGACAAAATTATCTCCATACTTACATGTGTTTCTTGTCCACATTGGTAAATTGGTATTGATGTCAAGGGCATTATTAAATAAATCTGCCAATACTGATTTTATTCTTTTTGATTCAGAATAAATTTGAAGGATAAATCCATCTTCATTTGTTGTTGTAGATTCTTCAGAATAGATATCCAACGCAGCTGAAATCTCAGGAGTATATTCCATTGACTCATAATCGTACTGAGCGGATAACCTTGATGGCTCATAATAAATTGCTTGAGAATATAAGTTATTCTCAACCTTAGCCCATTGATTTGTTAAATAAAACGTTTGTTGGGCTTGGAGTTTTTCTCTCTCATAATCATCTCGATTTGGTGTGCGCAGAAGTTCTTTCTTATCAAACTTAAAAGTTGGATAATCCTGTTTCATTAAAGAATTAGGTCCGAATGTTTGCGACAGTCTCTGCCAGACCGTTAGATTTTGTTCACTCATATTACAATTTTAACCATTACTTTGATAATATAAATACTTATCAAGAACCAAATAGCCACCCGTATTTTTGGTAGTCAGCTTTAGTTGCTTGTCCGTTATTATACATACCATTATCTCGTCCCATTTGTGGAACCATTGGATTAAAGAATTCTGAAGAGTTTTTATTCTCATTAACATTGGTTGCCCATGAGTTAATCATTGCTTTTGTGTGGTTGGTCACCTTTTCCAAAGATTGGAATGATTTTTCTGCAACATACAAAGCCATTGAAACCCCCATAATACAGTCATCATGATGTCCTTTTTGGTGGTCAGGTCTTCCATTGATATAGATAAACGTATTCATTTCATTGTATAATCTATTTGAATATACTTTAAATCCATGTCTAACATTTTCTTCAAAGGCAGCAATAATTTGAACCCTTTTTGAGTTAAAGTTAATACCAGGTATTTTATCGTTAAGTTTTGGGTCCCATTTCCACTTATTACTTGTATCAACATTATCAACATATAAACCACCTTGATAACTTAATTCTTGTAGTTTTCTTGATGTGGAAATCCCCATACCTCCTGTGATATCAATAACACAATAAGCATTATACATTGTTCCCCACTTATAAGCAATCTCTGCTAATACATCAGGTGGAATCTTGGCAACATACTCCAACACTTGTTCCCTCTCATCAAAATCGATGATTTGGATAGATGAGAAGTCTTCAGAGTCACCTCTTGATACATCCACGCCCATAACATACTTATGTCCGTTCACAGGTTCTTTAAATATCCATAGTGAACCACCCATTAGTTTTGCTTGGGGTTCACGTAAAGTGTTTTTGGATATTTCTTGCATTAATTCAGATTCAAATACAT